AGAAAACCAGCCTGGTAGCTGGGAACCATTGGTCAATGCTGACCCGAATGTGCCGATGTATTGGGTGTGGGATCAGTTTCCTGCCATTGTGGGGGTCAATTATACGGCCTTTAATATCTGGCAGCCTGGTATCACGCAACGGTACATGTCAGCGTTACCAAGAATACGGGCAACATTTTATTGCGGGTGGGACGATGTAGACGATATTCCAGAAAAATATTTACTGCTCTTGCAGCAAACCATTGCCTGGAATTATCTTCAGTCGGAAACGGGTGGATTGCCACCCGAATTAAAGCTGTCCATACTTGCAGAGAGGGTGTTTGACCTGTAGATGCCACAGGACTTAGTATCGCGTATACCAGTTGCCAGCCTGCGCTATCGTTGCAAACTGTACAAGCAGGAACAGTCGCGCACGCCATCAGGTGGGATGCAAGAAAATTATGTGTTTGTGGCTGATGATGTGTGGGCTGAGATTATCCCGCTTCGCGGGGCATCGGTCTACTACGCACAGAGCTTTGCACCGAACGCGAATATGCAAATAAAAATTCGTTATCGTGATGATATCGGGCCGAACTGGGTGCTGCAACAGGTTGATACGGGTGAAGCCTATCGGGTGATTATTCAACCCATAGATATTAACTATCGCGGGACAATCCTATTGATCTATGCGCAGTGGGATAAGTCACTCGGAGCCTTTATGGATGAGTGCCAGTAATGCGTATCACGATGCAGCTTGTGGGCTTTCAGCAATTGCCAGGGATTATCCAAAGCAAGGGTGACGAACTTAAAGATGACGTGACGAACGCACTCTTTGCAGCTATCCTAGATAGCCAGGAGGTGGCGCAAGAACTGTGTCCAGTTGATACGGGGTATCTTCAGTCGCGTATTCAGATACAGTGGGTGGAGCAAGGTGGCAATGTGCAACGTGTGGCATTGTATAACGATGCAACCTACGCTATCTACGTTGAGTTAGGTACCTATAAGATGTCGGCGCAGCCGTTCATGACGCCAGGTATCAAGTATGGAGCAGTACGCTTGGTCGATCTTTTATCATTCATTGGTTCAGGGTCAGCAGCATAGGTGGGACAAGGGCTATGGTGTGTCGTACAACGCAATGGAAGAAATGCAGGTGGGGGTCAAGGCCAGGATAGAGTCAGATGAAGAGATCATGACCTATCTAACTGGCACGTACGATTATGCGCCGTCTGACGCCTGTCTGCCTTATCTCACGTATGGCACGAAGATACAGACCCAGTGGAACCAGTTTCATATGAACGCCTTTAGCTGTACGCTGTCGTTGGATATCTGGTCGGCGGTCAATAGTGGTGATGTGCAGTTCAATGTGCTGGATTGTATTTATCGCCTGTTTAACAATGTCGAATTAAAAAATATGCCCAGCTTTACGAATGTCGATATGGACGTAGAGTGGGCAACGACCATGATAGATGATGCTGCGCAGATCAGGCACGTGATAGCTAGGTTGCGTGGATTGTTTGAACCGTTTGTCTTGCAGGTGGGATAGAACTTGCGAGTAAGCTATGGCGGCCATATCAGGCCAGGGCGGTTCGGTCAAGATGGGGACGCAGGTGGTTGCTAATTTAGGCACGTGGGAACTCACGATCACTGGCGACCATGTGGACACGACACCGTTTCAGTCGGCTGGCGCGTGGAAGCAATTTACGCCTACGGTCAAGACGTGGACGGGCAAAGCGACGGGTCGGCATGATAGCACGGATACGCTGGGGCAGGTGGCTTTAATCAACGCCCTGGGTACAGTCGTGACGATGACGTTTATGGTGGATGGGACGCATCAATGGACGGGTACAGCTATCCTGAATGGCCTGCATCCGAAAGCCGATGCCAATAATGTCGTAACAAACGAATTTGACTTTCAGGGCGCGGCAGCACTCACGTATTCGTAAATTTTTTTCAGGTGGGGCGTCTGTGAAGAAAATTTTTGGCTACAATAAGCGGCTGGAAAGCAGATGTATGGGTGGCAGCAGCACCGTCTCTCGCGTTGTCTGTGCCTGAACCGTGTACGGCTTTGCCTGGCCCGCCGACGCTGACCAGTTATCAGGCATCCATACATCGGTTCTTTGATAAGATGACCGCGTTTGTCGTGCAATGTAGCGGCGATGGTGTCACGTGGAATGTGGTGACTGACTACCAGATGTTTTGGTCAAGTGGCATTATCCAGTTCAATACCGCGAGAGTTGTTGGGCTGAACGATCAGGTGAGGATTAATAGCGGAAATTATTTTAATACCTCACGCCTGGGTGATTGTGATACCTGGGAACTGACGATCTCAAGCGGCACGGTGGATACGACCAGCTTTCAGAACCAGTGGAAAGTATTCACGCCTGTCGATAAGACAGCGACAGGAAAATTAACTGGGTTTATGGTCGATAATTTTTTTGAGTTGCAATTAGCAAGTATCATGGCCTTTGACCTGTACACTGACTATACGGCTAATCAAGGACGCTGGTCATGCTTTGGGGTTATCACTGGGGTTGCTCCAAAGTCGAGTTCTACCAGTGTCGTGACGCAGGATATAGATTTCACAGCCTCAGATGAGGTGCATTATTATGCGAGTTTCTAGCGGGTGGGACACCGAAATAGGCATCGCATTAAGATGACGCAAATTGAGTTCGACCAGGACAATCAACAAGATATGGTGCTTGAAGAATTAGGCACCGAAGAGGCAGTAGTTGAAGATGCCCAGCCTGTGCAGTGGGAAGAGTACGCTGAAGCTGAGGACATGCGGCAGGCTATCTTTACGGTACAGGATATTCCTGAGCAGTTTATAGATGTACCTGAATGGAAGATGCGTATTTTAGTCCGTGGCATGACGGCCAAGCAGCGTAGTATGGTGCTGCAAAATTCTATTGGTAAGGGCGGGGTTCCTGACCTGGTGAAGCTCTATCCTGATTTCGTGATTATGTCCTGTTATCATCCGAAGACTCGCAAACTTATTTTTAAGCCAGCCGATAGGGATATGCTGAATGAAAAAGCAGGCGGGGTCATCGAACGCATTGCGATGACGGCTGCCAGGCTGTCTGGTATAGATCAAAAAGCGCAGGCAGACATTAAAAAAAATTTACAGATGAGCGATCTGAACGGCTCTGGTACTTTATAATCGCATCCGAGCTAAAGATGACGGTACGTGAAATGCTGTCCAAGATGAGTAGCTATGAGCTTACAGAATGGATGGCATTTTTAGCATATCGCGCAGAAAAAGAAGAAGAGGTTATTCAGAAAGCCAGGGAAGGTCATCGCTAAGTGGTGCATAAAATGGGTATTTATTCCTATATGTTTATAGTAGGGGTATATCTTGGCTGACACATTATACGAAGCAATGGTGATGCTGGGGGCTGATGTCACTGACTTAACGAATGGGATAAGCCAGGCGATTGATGCTGTCAATAATCTGACAAACCAGCTTCAGACCTCTGCTGATGCGATGAATACGGCTGCTGGTGGAGATGACGAACTCAATAATTCTATGAGTGAGAGTGTGGCGGTTGGTGCGATCATGGCCGAGACGATTTTGACTATTGGTGAGCATCTGTTAGACCTGGGTAAAGACGCTATTGACGCTGCCAGCAATATGCAGCAGATGACCGATAATATGGATGTCTTTACAGGCAATGCACAGACCACGCAGGAAAATATTAGTAACCTTAAAGAAACGTTTGGCTCCACAGGCTGGGATATCGGTGGGTTGGCAAATACCGAAGATAAAATGTTGGCGATGGGCTATAGCTCAGAACAAGCTCGCAAGACGATTGATGCTGTAGGTGCGGCTGTCTTTACGCTGGGTGGCTCGTCCAGTAATGTTGGTGCTATCGTTAACCAGTTAGACCGTATGAAGGAGTCGGGGCAAGTTTCAGTGGGCAATATGAATATGCTGGTGCGTCAGGGTATTCCAGCCTGGGACATTTTAGCGAATAAGCTGGGCGTAACCGTGCCACAAGCAATGGACATGGTGAAGCATCATACCGTTGATGCCAGTAAGGTTGTTGATGATCTGGTTGCTGGGATGAACGATAAATTTGGCCCCAGACTGGCGAAGAACGCTGAAACATTTTCAGGGGCTATGAATGAGGCCAAAGAAAAATTTGAAAATTTATTGAAGTCTGCTGCCTCGCCATTGCTACCCGCCCTGGCCGATCTGTTCAAGCAATTAGTGACTGTGATGGAAAGCCCTGGGGTACAGGCATTTGTCAAGGCCATTGGTGAGGATTTAGTAGTGGCCTTAAAAGTGTTGACGCCTGTGCTGGGCGTGGTGTTCGGCATCCTGGGATTTTTGCTGGGTCTGTTTGCGCAGCTACCTGGGCCAGTGCAGCAAGTCATCGCGGGCATCATTATGCTCACAGCAGTATGGGCGGCGTGGCAGGCACTCATGAAAATAGAGATGTTTGCCAAACTTGCTGAAGGAATAATGGGCTTAATTGAGCCTATCACTGGTTGGATAGCGGAGACGTGGGCGCAAGTGACTGCTAATCTCGCGTTGGATGCATCTATGCTACCTGTGATTGCCGTGATTTTAATTGTGATTGCTGTGGTTGGACTGGTGATTTTAATCGTCACGCACTGGGGTCAGATATCGGCCTGGCTGATCGACCAGTGGAAGAAGGTGCAAGCCTGGTGGGGTGATTTTGTGAAGTGGCTAACCGATACCTGGAATAGCTTTGTGTCATGGTTTAATTCTAAAGTCAATGATCTGGCAAATTTTTTCATTGAAAAATGGAATGATATAAAAAATTTCGCTACCAATGTCTGGAATTTTCTGCGCGATCATGCCAAAGAAATTTTTCTGGCAATCGCCACTGTCATATTTGGCCCGACCGTCTTAATCGTGGCGTTTATTATCTCGCACTGGACGCAGATCAAGGATTTTCTAACCACGATCTGGAACGACATCCAACGTGTATTTGCTATCGCAGCTAATCTGATACGCGATATTGTGAATAACTGGCTGCTGTTAGTGCATGGGCTAATCACAGGCAATATGTACGCAATCGAAGCATTTTTCCGCTCTGTGTGGGACTCAATCATGGGCGCATTGCGAGCATTTGCTAATATGTTTCCTGAGCCAATTCGTACCGCTCTGAATAATATTATCTCGTTTATACGTGGGATAGGTAACTCAATAATTGATGCTATGACCGCTCCGTTTCAGGCAGCAAGCAATATTATTCATAGCATTATTGGCGGGATACAGGGTGCTATAGGTGGGTTGCAGGGTGCTGTCTCTGGTATTCAGGGCGCAATGTCTAATGTTGGCAATGCTGCTCACGCCTTGCATGTACCTGGGTTCGCAGGTGGGGTTATTAATTATGGTGGTGGATTAGCAATGGTGGGTGAAAGTGGCCCAGAACTCTTGTTCTTGCCCAGTGGGAGTTCGGTTTTAAGTTCGTCGAGTACCGCAGCCCTGACATCTGGCCGTGGGTCAGCATTTAATCCGACTGGTATGGGCGGGCAAACCATTGTCCTACAAGTTGATGGCCGTGATATTGCCAAAGCACTCGGCAGTCATATGGCCTCTGAAATCAGACTTCAGCTAGGTGTGAGATAATGCCAATTAAAACAGCACCAGAGGTTCAGTTAGCTCCAACGCCATACACAACCTCGTATTATGCGCAAGACGATTTTTTTCGCACGCCTGATATCTCGAATGGGTGGGGGACAGCCCCGATTGGCGGGTCATGGTATGTGGGATTTGGCGTCAATACACCGTCAGTGGTGGGGAATTATGCGAAGCAGTCATGTGGTTCAGGTGGTGGCAATCCAACGGTGATGTTATTAAATGGGTTCACGGTGAGAGATATCGAACTCTTTACAGTGCTGCGTGCAGATGTCTCAAACGAAGGTGGTATGGGGTTGACGGCGCGTCTCCAAGACGTAAATAATTATTTTCAGTGTTATTTTTCGCCGTCGTGGACGAACTACATGCTGCTGTACGGGTCATTCACGAATTCGAATAATGATTGGTATATTCAAGTACCGATTGGCTTTACACTGCCTACGAACCAGTGGGTATCGTTGCGTTGGCGTATGATTGGCACAAAGCATTATGTGAAAGCCTGGATTGGGTATGGGAGTGGTGAGCCTGTTGCATGGTCTGGTGTCTATGACCTGGCAACACTTGGGTATCAGGACATTAATGCTGCTGGACGGATGGGGCTGCTGGGCAATCCGCCGATTAATGGGAGCGTTACGTATGACCGTTTCTATGGAACGCAGCCCGTTACAACGCTTAATGCTGCTGGGCGTATGCGGGTGCGGCCAGGCACGAAGATACACCGTAATTCGACGGGACGCCTGTATGTGCAGAACGTAGCAGCGCATCAGCGCACGCGCAATGGTATGGGACGGATGCCGTTTGGGGATTTTCCTAGACCAGCGACCAGTGGGTTATGGGTTGTCTGTGGGAGTACGGTTGTACCTATTTCGTTGGATAGTATTTCAACAGATGAGCAGTCGGGGCAACGCTGTACAGCGACGTTTACCGTACCAGATAACGTGGTGTATCTACTCCAAGAGGATGAAGAGGTACAGATATGGGCTGATGGAGTGCTAAAATTTTCTGGCTTTATTGAGAGCATTGACATGAACAGGCTCATGCCTTCAGTCACGCGCTTACATACAATCACGTGTAAGGATTGGCGGTATGTTGCCGATAAGCGTATCTTTACAAGCAAAAATTTTTCAGGGGTACAGGCAGGGGATGCAGCAGATTTTATTTTGACGAATTATCTGGTGCCTGAAGGGGTCACTGGTTCGTACTCGTCAGATCATGCATATGACCAGCCCAGTTTTTCTAACGCTGTTATGAACAATGTTGATGCGTCAAGTGGGACGTTACAGTTAGCTCTCGCTGGGGTTGAAAAAGATGTCGTTGAAAATTCAGCAAACCAGTGGGGTACAGGCACCAGTACGAACTTGATAACGAACCAGCCACGGTTAACACTCAATCAATATGGTGCGCTCAAGTTTACAGGCCAGTGCCAGTTAGCAGCCACAGCGCATCTGTACGCCTACTGGAAATTCCAAGCTGCAAATTCAGCAACATTGGCTTCTGGTGATTATATTGAATATTCGATCTGGATTAGCAGCACCAGCGCAAAGATCATGGGGTGTGTGGATTTTCAGGCATACCCGTCCTGGTACATGTTTTCAAGTAGTGCTGCTGGTGGCTATACAGCCCTAGATCAGAATGGTATCGGAGTTGGCCCGAATGTCGATCTCACAGGCTTTGCGAATGACCAGTGGTACTACCGTAAGATTGCTGTGCCAAGTCAGCTAATCGGTGGCAGTGGTGTGTTATCATCTGCCTATCTTGTGGTGGATAGCAATACGTCGGGCAATTATACGTTCTATGTGAGGAACATCAATCTACGCTCAAGTAGTGGTACACTCAAGACAACGTTCTACAGTAGCGGAGTCCCGCAAGCTGCTGCTTTACAGCGTAGTGCTGGCTTTAAGAATGTTGCGGTGACGCCTGTACAGGTATGTGAAACGACGGGGCAACGGGTCAGTCCTGTCTATGATATATCCACCGTGGGCATTGCGAAAGCATCCTATGTGTCGTGGCAGCAAGAACAGATCAATAGTACGACGGGCGTCTATGCGACGCAGGGGTCATCGTCGCAGCCACCTGTACTCATTGAGTCTTCTATAGATGGCGGGGCATCGTGGCAGACGTGTACGAACCACGCACCGATACCGAACATTATACCTGGGATGAGCATGGCGAGCCGTACGCTTACGCTTCGTCAAACACTCGCGGCTGCTGGCCCTAGTCCAGAAATTTTTCCGTACCTGGATGGCTGTGAGGTTGCAGTTAATCCCAGTTATCAATCGCCTGGGAAGCAAGATCAGTTTCGTGCTGAGGTAGGCAGTACACTCAATACGGGGACGTTAACACAGCTTCAATATACGTCTGGTGTGGGATTGCAGTTGCAGGGAACCTATTTCGCCTGGGATAACGTGCTGGGCGGGGATATCACAGCAAACCAGACTACGTGGGGTGCTGGTACTCCGTCTGCGACTGGCTGGTTTCGTGCGTTGTCATTAAGAACAGCAGGTAGTACCGACATTCGCCAGCAGCTTACGAATATACCGAACACGCAGAACTTCAGACTTGAAATGGACGTGTTGTTTGACGACCCAGTAGATCAGCAAAACGTGGTGCAATGTGGGATTGTCTACAGAACGACCTACTGGGGCAATGCCAATAATACGTTCGGCTATTCGATGCTGCTCACGCATAATGGCACTAGCCCACCGACAGGGCAGGAGGGGCAAGTACAGTTTGGGCGGGGGAGCAATAGTAGCTCTGGAAGTTATACGGGTATTGCGACTGGGACATTTGCGCATACGACGGGGGACTGGCATCGCATGGTGCTTGTGGTGAATGGCAATAGCCATATCTGCTATATAGATGATGTGCAGGTGATTGCCGCAACCGATAGTACCTATTCAGCAGCAGGCGGTATCGGGTGCCGTTTCTGGAATGGAGATACAACAGCCAGGCATAGTGGCTATTTTGATAACTTTGGTCTGCAAAATTTTAATACTGGCACCCGCGTCTCGCCTGCACAGAACTTGGACGGCATATCCACTGTCTTAAACAGTTTTATCGACTGGGATGCAGATGTACCGAAGAGTACAACGCTCAAGATGGAAGTGAGTACCGATGGAGGTACGACCTACGTCGATTGCACATCTACGAAAGGGCAGGCTATTCCGAACTTGCAGGGTGCGAATGTGCTGAGTAAAACATTGCTAACGCGGCTCACATTGACCAGCCAGAATAGTAACGCAACACCTGTGGTCAGGGGCATTTACTGGAATGTGGTGGGGGTATATAGTGCGTCGGGGTATCGGCAATCGTATGGCATTGCGGAACAGTCGTCGATGCGGGCTGGGTCAAGTTCGTTTACCTGGAATGCAGTGACGACCGACTATACGAGTGTGGCTGGATATACCTCGCTGGATAATCAGAGTTGGACGCCTCAGCATAGTGGCGATAGCATTGCAGGTATCAATACGCAGACGACTCCGATACAAGATAGTTATTATGACCCAACGACAGTCAGCAATTATGGGCAGGCTATCTATTCAGGAGGTCAGGGCGCAAGTTGGGTGATTAGCAATGGGTCACTCACAGCTACAGGTGGAACTGATAGCTTGTATATCTGGCGGCTCTTGCTGGGTGTCGATCAGCATATTGAGGTAGTGCTATCGCAGGCAGACCAGGGCGGTCTGCTTATCAAGTACATCGACGAAAATGATAACTACCGCCTAAATATTTACGATGATACATCGTCGGTCACTGGCAAAAGACAGACCATGAGCCTGACGAAGCGTGCGAACTCACTTGAGACCACGCTTATTGCGACCATGCCCATTAGCTTTGTGCGTGGGAGCTATCATTGTGTCAAAGTGCATTGCATGGCGGGTGTACTGACAATTTATTGGGATGGTGTCATAGTGGGAACGTACACTGACACGACACCGTTCTTGCAGGCTGCGGCCTTTGGGTTCTACCAGAATGGCCCAGGTGCAGCTATGTATAGTAGCCTGTATGGGTATATATATGGTGACGATACCACGAATATAGATGTATTCACGCGGTTAATCTTAACATCGACCAACCCGACTGCGACGCCTATTGTGACTGATATGGCTGCAACCGTGCGGAGTGCTGATATTGTGTCTGGAAAATTTATTTCGTCCACGAACTACCAGAATACGCAAAAAGTTTCTGCGTGTTTGGATGATTTGGCTACGCAAAGTAACTGCTGGTGGAAGATCGGCAATAAGGGTAGCGAGCTAGGAAAATTTTATTTTCTATATCGCACATCGCAAAACGCAAACTGGCCGCTTCAGACCTCAGATGTGCTGGATGCGCCGCTTCCCAAGCTCAGTCAGAATAATCCGAAGTATCGCAATCGGCAATACATCACTGGGGCTGCGCAGTCGGTGGTTGTGCCTGAAAGCAAGCAGGGTGACGGTGTGACGCAATCGTGGGCATTGGCCTATAATGTGCAAAGTGTGGTGGGGGTAAATGTGAATGGTCAGGTGAAGTCCTTTGGTATTCAGGGGCAGGATACTGGGAAGGATTTTTATTTTACGCAGAATGGCACGACGTTTTCACAGGACACGCAGAAGGTGCCTTTGTCTACTGCTGAGACGGTCAATGTTACCTATGTTGGTCTTGAGCCATATACAGCTACCTATCAGGATACGAACCAGCAGGCCATGCTACAGCAGTTAGATGGCACGACAGGGATTGTTGAAGAGACGGAAGCCTTACCTGGGTACGTGAGTGGAAATTCTGTTGGTGGCGATACTAAAGCGGCGGCTGATGCGTTAGCACAGGCCAGGGTAGTGCAGTATGGCACCATACAATCGACGGGGCAGAGGGCGCGGGATTGGGCATTTACGACAACACGTACGGGGTTAGAGGTTGGGAAAATGCTGAATATTTATGTACCTGAGATGGGCATTAACGACGGGAATTTTTTTATCTATAGTATGAAGACACATGTTAAGCAACAGTCCGATGGTTCTTTATTTTATCTTTATGATGTGCAATGTACAGAAGGAGCCGTGATAGGTACTTGGGCAAAGTTGTTTGCCGTTAATCCGTAGGGTATACTTAGGATAACAGTTATCAGGTGGGACAGAACAGGATAATCTTGTGGTAGATTATACGACTGCGCCCACGATGCAAGGAAATTCAGGCACCGACGCATCTGTGACATGGACGACAACAATTGCGTTTGGTGGTTCAGGTGGAGCGAATGAGTGGCGGTGGGCATCCACAGGTTTAGGTGGTGCTGCAATCGCGTCAGCAGCCTGGCCGAATGTGATTAAACCAGCTTCAGTACAGACCGTAGGTGAGTTGTGGGCTTGCACTGGTGATGCTGTGTGCGTGAAGATGAACTACGCGGGGGATAACACGCACCCGCAACAGGGTCGCTTCAGTTTTGATGCTACAGGCTCACCAGCTTCGCAAATGCAGGTGTCAGCATTTCAGGACACGGCGGATACCACGCCTGTTCCTGGGACACAGGTTGCCAATAGCACGAATGGGCAGAATATTGTGAATGGGCAAACTGTTGATACCAGCAACACTAGCTACTTGAAGGGTCAGGTATTTGGCTGTGGCTTTCCAGCAGCAGGTGCGCAGGAAACACCAGCAACGGTGACGGGTGCGTTTGGTGGCACACCGTCAGCTACGTCAGGGGCAGCAGGTGCGGTAACGGCTGGTGCTGCTGCATGGTTGACGAACTGGCAGTCGTTTCAAGGGTGGATACAATACGCCCAGGGAACGGCCACGCCGAAGGTGCTGACTGCGTTCTACTGGTACTGGGCATTAATCATGTATGTGGGGCCGAACATGCAAACGGGCAATATGATTTTCTGCCCCCTGACGTTGCAGTATACCTGGACATGACGTGAAATGAGGGACGGAGTTGCCAGCTACTCTTTGCCCTGTGCCTAACAAAGAAACGTCCCTCACTACTCTGTATGCAAGATAGAAAGAATGTGATGCATATGCTGCGTCAGATTGCATATTTACGCGAGTCTGACATTGCGCTATGGCTGGATGATGTCGCACGTGAATGCTACCTTATTCAAGGGCAGAATGAACCAGTGATTGTCTCTGAAGCAGCACTGTGGGCAATGACGGACTATCTAAAGACACACGTGGGTACGCCATTTTCTGTGCATGTTGATGAAGATGGGACTATCCATGAATATACGCAACAGGATTAGGTATGCCAAATTTTATTGCAAGTATGAATGGCTCACATATCGGGAAATTTTTTGACTTTCCCTATTGGGCGGTGAAGCTGCGTGAGCCTGAGCAATGGCTCTCTGAAGTTGACAACAAGCAATTTGAACTGTCCTCGCTGGTGCCGTTTATGAACAGGCAGCGTAAGAATACCTTTGACTGGACGCTGGATTTAATCACGACAGGCGATATTTTACGCATCGAAGAATTGTGGCTCTTTTGCCCTCGGACGCCACTTGCGCCGCAAGGTTCGACGGGTGTACTACGGTTCACAAAAGATGACGCGGGAACAGCGTTTCATTTTAATATCACGAACATGACCCAGTTTGAGCGAGCCGATCATAAGATTATTGGCAAGGTCATTAATCGTGAAGATGGGACATGCATTTGTTATGTGTGGGACGACTTTGAAAAAAAGATGACGAACCCGCATTTGACGAATGTCAATAATTTTCAATCATGGACGGCCAGAGTTGCTGGCCCTGGTATGTTACATAAAGAGGTCATAGGGCTGCGCCTATAAGAAGAGAGGCAGCCTATGGCTAATCTTGGCACATCTACAGCCTCATATGCAACGCGGCAACAGACAGGACAGACCGTCTTTATATGGCAAGACGGCACGGCGGCTGTCTTATGGTCGAATGGTAGTAATCAACTCTTTAGCTATAGTGCCGCTCCCTATTCCACCTGGACAAATATCACTATTGTTACAGGTCAGCAAATGGCACTGGCTGGCTATATGGATGCCAATGGCAACATTAACGTTGTTACAGGCACCGCATCTACAGCCAAACCGCAATACTACCCGTTTACTCGTACCTCTAACCCTGCTGGCGGTTCTGCATGGACACTTGGTACACCAGTCCTCATTGATGGTAGTAACAACTGTTTAACAAGTGCTGTTGGCAACGTTGCAAACTATGCAGGACAAGACCCTCTTGGACGACATTGGGTCTTTGCTGGCGGTGCATCTACCTACATACAACGCAACGCATGGTACTCACCTACTAACAATCCGTCAGGTGCATGGACAAGGAGCATCACTGGCGCAGCCCAAACTGCCGATATCAATAGTCCTGCTGGTGGGTTAGTTGCCAACTATGCGATGGAAGTCTTCTGGAATGGCACGACAGGATTTAGCTACAGACGCAACGATGCATCAGTAGCAACAATGGCAGGATGGGGCGGCGCATCAGCAGTAGCTAACACGCAACCCGTTACCGTTACTAGCAACTTTGCCTTTAAGCACATTGGAAATGGTCTTGGTTGCTTAATCTATACCACAGCATCAGGTATCTACGCGCAGATTTATACTGCCAGCACTGATACGTGGTCTACTGCTACAGCCCTTTCAGCAGGGGCGAATGACACGAACCCTGACGTTATTCCAACGCTTGCTGGCGAATGTATTGTCGTGTGGTCAAGTTATGCGGCTGCAAATTCCTATGCGCTGGTGTTTAAGGGCTATCAGAATGGGGTGTGGGATACTGCGACCACGCAACTTGTTGCATCAGGTGCTAACAATGTGAATGCGAATGGTGGCTTTGACCTTATCACGGGGACGCTCGGAGTTGTCTATACAACAGGTACAGCTACGCCCTGGACAGTGGGATGGGTGACGCAGAGCCTCTTACAAAAGCGCAATGCGGTGGGGCGTATCTATGAGGTCAATGATTGGGACGACTTTAATCGAGCGAACGCATCGAGTTGGGGGACGACAAAAAAAGGTGGCACGTGGACGCAGGACACGAATACGTGGACAGTTTCAATAACCTCGAACCAGGCCACAGCCGCAGGTGTCGCATCCCAAGAATGGCACATGATGGATGCGCTGACGTTTCCGAACCAGAATGTGTCTGTGCAGGTTGAAGGGCATGTTGGGGCGTCTACACAGGAACATGGTGTAGCAGCGAGACGCCAGGCTACGAATACCTGGTATCGGGCAACACTTAGTGGGGTTGGTTTATTTCGTCTCTCAAAGAGCGTAGCTGGTGCTGCTGCGTTTATTGGCAACTCATTAACGCTTCCAGGATATTCTATTGCTAATACGTATACGGTGAAGCTGTCGTGTGTAGGGTCAGTTATCCTGGGGAAAGCATGGCAGACAGGCACAGCAGAGCCGACCAGTTACCAGTTACAAGCAACCGATACGGGCATTGTGGGCGCGGGGCAGGCTGGCATCATTTGCTATAACGGTACTGGCACGATCACGCTTGATAACTTTAAGGTTTATGACGCTGGCCCGACTGAGTATAAAGCTCCTGGCCGCATGAACCTCGCTGTTTCTGGGCATCCATCCCCTGGAAATACGAAGCTTCAAGCTATAGGACGTTTGAAGTTTGTAGGCCAGTATGAAGCAACCGTACTCGCTGACGGTGCTGATGCCTACTATCGTGTCAATGAAGGAAGCGGCTCTATAGCTCATGACTACACAGGACATGGCAACGATGGCTATGTAGCGTCTGGTGTGAACTGGGTACAGGATACATCTCTTATCCGTGATTATCCAAAGGGCGCGGCGTATGGTCAGAAAAATGCCAATACCTACATTCAAGTTCCCTCTACGCTCAATTATAATCGTGCTTCTGCTTTTAGCGTCGAAGCGTTTTTCAAGTTTGTAAACACTGTCTCAGGCAATTATGAAACTATCCTTGCAACCAGTGCGCCGCGTGGTAATAATGTTGGCTACCAGTTGTATGTCCAGAATACGCCAAATGCAACCTTTACTTTTGACGTGGGCAATGGCACAACCTACGGACGTGCTGCGTGGAACCCAGGCGCATCTACAGTGCTTTCACTTACACTCGGCAAGTGGTATCACATTGTAGGCACCTTTGATGGAAGCAATGTCAGGCTGTATGTCAATGGCCTCTTGATGCAGACAACGGCACTGGTTGGTACGGTTGGGTATTCTATCTATCCTGTTACCCTGATGAAAGAACCATCAGGTACAAACGATTATTCAAATCACTACGATGAAGAGATAGCCTTTTATCCCATAGCACTTACACAGGCACAGATACAAAATCACTTACGCCTTGCGTCTGGCCTCTATGATTTTGATGAATGGCAACGGGCAAATTTCACAAGTGGATGGGGTGTTACCCCGTCTTCTAACAACTGGGGCGTCACTGGCACACTCAGCTATTATTCTGTGACAAATGGTGTTGCAGCTATCACCACAACGGCTGGTGGCTCCTATTTTATGTACCGTACGCCTACGGGGTTGCCAAATAATAGTTCGTTTGTAGGTGATGTAAAGTTTTCCTCTGCATCATCTTCTGGCGGCATTGTTCTGTGCTATACCGATGCCAATAACCACTACAGACTTGTTATTTCTAGCTCTGGCGTCTTGCAATGGCAAAAGACTGTTACAGGGAGCAGCTCGTTTCTTGGCCCGACTTATACTATTCCGTCATTTAATATCGCCAATACCTACACATTGCGTGGCACTATCTATAACGGCGTCCTCTACGGTCGAGTGTGGCAAGCAGGAACAGCAGAGCCAGACGCTTATAACGTTGCTGTAGCAGATAGTAGTTTTACATCAGGTGCTCAAGGGTACTATTTCTATCCTGGTGTAGCTACTTCTGTCAGTATGAGCGTTGATAATGCCTACCACTACGATGCAGCACTCTATGCGCCTGTGGCGGCAACTCGCAATGCGACTGGTCGCCTGATCTATGGCATGGGTGGTGGTTTGCATACTGGTAACGCTATAGGTCGTTTGAACGTTGGTATACAGGTTCAAAGAAATGCCCTGGCTCGCTTAATCCTGGGCCTGATCGTCCTTAGAAATGGCATGGGACGATTTCGCCTGGGCGTCAGGACGATCTACAACGCGCTAGGCCGCATGAAGTATGTCACCAGAACCGTGAAGAATGGCCTGGGTCGGCTGCGCCTGGGTGTGGTGGCTTTGCGCAATGGCATGGCTCGCGTGACGATCAGCGTCAGGACTGTGCTGAATGGACGGGGCAGAATAAACTATGTCGTCAGGAATGTAAAAAATGCTGTCGGTAGGTTAAAATTTTTTCCACAAGTCACTCGAAACGCAATGGGTCATTTACGCTTTGGCGTGAGACAGGTGCGCAATGGCCTGGGCAGAGTAAAATTTTTTGGTCAGACAGTTAAAAACGGCGTTGGTCGCTTAAAATTTTTTCCGCAGGTCACTCGAAATGGCCTGGGTCGCATCATTGTACGAGGGCGAACAGTGCGAAACGGCCTGGGGAGGCTTCGCCTGGGTATTGTCGCTCTTAGAAACCCGATGGGTCGCTTACGCCTGGGTGTGGTGAGTCGCAGCAACGCAGTGGGTAGGGAAAACGTTGCTGTCAGGGTTGTGCGCAATGCCATAGGCCGTTTCAAGTACATCACGTCGAGCATATGGAATGGCACGGGTCGTATGACTCTGGCTGTGCCAGTGCTTAGAAACAGCATGGGTCGGACTATCCTGAGTATCCTATCTGTGCGCAACGTGGTCGGGCGTATGAAGTTTGGACTGATCTTTACGCATCTAGGCAACGCGCTGGGTCGCTTGCGCCTGATAAATAACGGCACCGTCATTAGCTATGACGCCTGGGCGCGGCCAAACGATGTCAATGGCTGGGGCGGTGGTGCCAATGATAGTGGTGGTGGAACGCCAGATTTTAACTGGATACGGCATAGTAACTCTGGCACTGGGGTCAATGGTATGCCAATGGCACTGAATAGTCAGGTGATTAGTCAGCAGGGTGCGTTGACTGGGAATACTGCGAATTTTAATGGTGAGGGCTATCTATTAAACTACAACGCAGCAGGGACTAGCCCACAGACCAAAGATCGTATGCAGTTCTTGATGGCAGTCAAGTCATCCTATGCCAATGCACAGGTCGGCATTGTGTGTCGGATGCAGTACTATCCGAACTTGAACTCTGCTGGTATGGCGCAGAACTACTATCGTGTTGTTCTCAATGGCACTGGCGCAGCATCACTTGGCAAGATCAACGCGCACGATGGATGGAATGGGAGCGTACTCGGCAATCTTGCAACCTACAATGTCGCAAGTTATAATGCAGCCAATTTTTATTGGGTACGCTTTGTCATCTCTGGCACTACGAATATCAGGCTACAGGCGAACATCTGGCCTGTCGGCACAACGGAACCTGCTGGTTGGCAAATAGATTATACCGATAGCAGCTTACCGTTAAATGGTGGCAACGACCCGTATGGCATCTTATTCTATCCTGGGCAAACGCCGCCTATCCCGTCGAACCCGATTATCGCCTATTTTTCAATCATGGATGTGGGCTACGACAAGACGGTGCTGCCAACGATGGATTATTTTCAGCGCACGAACCAGCATGGTTGGGGCTATAACTTTGAAAATCGACGTTGGATATTTACGAAGGCAATCAATAATGATAGCCTGGGTTCGCTGAACTGTGACTATTCCATTAATGGCAATCTTGGGCAGCTAAGTAAAGGTAGCACGGTAGATGCTGGGCATCAGATTGCTATTCTTGGGCAAGAAATGCATCCAGCCGATATCGGTGTTCAGGCAGACATCAAGATACAGGCGAATACGAACCTATGCGGGGTGGTTGCCAGATATCAGATTTATAGCGGGTACTATCGTGCGACAATCGGTAGCGCGGGTACATTGCGTCTTGCTACGCCTGGTGCATATTTAGGAAGCACGTACACTATTCCTGGCTTTAGCGTTGCGAATACGTATACCGTGATGCTCTCTTGTCAGGGGAATACTATCCGCGCGGCTGTGTGGCAAGCAGGAACAACGCCGCCTTCAGGGTGGCATATTGTCGTCACAGATAGCACGTATGCTGCTGGTGGTATGTGTGGCGTACAGCATTATGCAACAACGTTGACGGATACTGCCACCTACGATAATTTTATCATTGGCCCGCCTGGGATGCTCGCAAAACGCAACGCAGCAGGTCGCCTGGGATTTTTTGTAGGCCATGTGACGACACGCAACGCGGCGGCTCGCTTAAACATGGCGGTGCGGGATGTGCTAGAGGGCATGGGGCGTTTCATTCTATCACTACTGGTCATAAGAAACGGGTTGGGTAGACTAAAGTTTGCTGTGCAGACGCTTAAAAGTGGTATGGGTAGAGTGATACTGAGTATCGTGGCTCGGCGAAATTCGGTGGGTAGATTGAACTATGTCTATCAGTCTACTAAGAACTCGGCTGGGCGTATTCGCGTAAGTATAATCACGCATCGAAACGGCATGGGTAGAGTAAAATTCTACGGTCGTACTATAAGAAATGGGTTGGGGAGAGTATACCTGGGTGTGAGGTCTGTGCGCAACGGTTTGGGTAGAATGAACGTGCGTGGAATATCGCTGCGTAACGCAAAAGGGCGGATGCAGTTTGGGATGTCGTCGTATTTTTCTACACGTAATGGGTTGGGTAGGTTGAAGTACGTCTATACATCTACTCGCTCTGGCATGAGTAGAGTAGTTGTCGGTATTCGTTCTACGCGAAATGGCCTGGGTAGAATGAAGTATGTGTGGACGGCAACCAGAAATGGTATCGGCCATCTACGCCTGGGTGTCAAGATCGAGCGACATGGCATGGGTAGACTAAAATTAATTTTGCCAGCCGTCTCAAGAAATAGCCTGGGTAGACTAAAATTTGTCACCCGCGTCATAAAAAATTCTATGGGTAGAGTGAAGCTCGGTATTCTGAGCAAGTATCGGGCAAGTGGCAGAATGGCGTTTGCGAACAGACGAGTGTTTAATGTCCTGGGTTTGCTCAATGTCAATTCGCTGAAGGTGATGCATGGTGTCGGGCGGTTGAAATTCGCACTTCAGCATGGTTCGACGCTGAACGCGTCAGGACGTTTGAAGATCGTTCAGCGTATCACTACTCTTAAGAACGCAGTTGGGCGGGTGTCTGTGTCGCTACAGACACGTATACATGCGTCTGGACGTTTACGGCTTGCTGGGCAGCAAAGGAAACGCTCACTTGGCCGCATAAAAATTGTGGTATTGCTCATTCGCTCTGGTGTGGGTAGAGTGAAGCTGGTCGTGCAGGTGCGTAGACGCGGGATGGGTAGACTCAGATTGGCTCTACTCATGCGTAGGCGGGGTGTGGGTAGAATGGTTGTGCGCGGTCGTACGGTCAAGAACGCCTATGGGTATATGAGCTTTGCCAGCAGGCTCCTGCGTAACAGCAAAGGGCGTCTAAAGTTTGTCTACCCGAAAGTCTACACAGCGACGGGTAGAATGGTGCTTGTGGTTGGGTATGTTGACGCGAAGTTCCTGCTCGCCGACAATAGTGCGGAGTTTGCTGTACCTGGGCAAACAGCACTGTTGCAGGTGCCTGACAATAGTGTAGAGTACAAAGTGACGGATAATACAGTCAACCTGGTGACAAGCGATAATAGCGTTGATTTCAAAGTGATAGGAGTAGAGCCATGACACTTGGCCCCATGAATGTATATGATACGCGGCCTGAAATGAAGGGACAGATCAGCCGTGGAACACAGCCGTATACACTCAATGCGACCGACACGAACAAGATTGTGGTGCATCTGTGGTTGGATAGCCAGGAGGTGCATAAGCTGGGTGCAGGAGTAGTGCAGATCACTGACTATGGACAGGCGTTGTTTACGTATTGGTGGCATGTGGATGATACGAATATGCCTGGGTTGTGGGCTGTGTGGTGCGAATTGTTTATTAATGGGGCGAAGGCGACAACAACGTTGAAAGTGCCGTTGCAGATCAATGACTGGGTAGGAGTTTCAAGTTATGCGCGTAGAGCGTCAGGTAGACTTAACGTGGCGTAAGCGTGACTATATCATTGTTGCGCTGGGCAGTCTATGTATGCTCATCCTGGGATTGCCTGTACTCATTAGCATGGTGGTCATATGTGTAGAACTGTTAACGGTGCTTATACTAGGCACGGGACTGATGTTGGCTTTACGCTTCCCGCATTAAAGTACGGGGTCTGTGTAGAGACATGCCCGTGCAGGTGGGACAATACCACAGACATGCTCCACACAGACCCCGCATATTTTGTATAACGGTTGGGTAGAGGACTATAAACATGGTGGGCAGAAAGGGTAGAGCGTCATGCTCATGTATGATTTTCTACTCAAGCCGCCTCGCAATTTTGATACGTATAAACGACTCATTGCATTGTGTATTGCGAGCCGCGAGCAAAATATAGATTTATCACAGACTTTTGTGCTGACGCTGCCGAGCTACGACCTGTATGATCTATCTACGCACTTTCGCGGGTATGGCTATACGGTGCTGGGCGGGAGTGCGGAGAGGAAAGATTTTGTGCTGGTGTATTGGTCGCCTAAAAGTCGTGCATAAAAATACGGTTGAAACTTATATGTTTATAGTAGGGGCATATAAGTTTTGCGCCAGGAGGAATGAACGGGGCGCGTTACAAGTTTGACCAATGTGTATGTTCCAAGTGCGCAGAACAGAAAAAGTAAAAACACGATGAGAGGACACCAGTCGGGGTAGGGGGTAATTGGTCGTCTGCCCATTTTTTGGTTGTCAAATGTGCAAGCACCCGTCTCACGATCTACGCAAGACGGGTGTCAGATTTTTCTTAGTCTGCCCACCAAAGAAAGCATACATAAAAATAAAGTAAAACTCTATAGGGCATTTGCCCCGTTTTTAGAAAGTGAGTAGATTTTCAGTTACCTGGGTAGACAATGCGTAGAGTATCTACTCAAAAGACAAAAGTGTAGCAGTTTTGTAGTTTGCGTAGAGTAGAAAGGTTGGGTAGAGTAGATGAGCAGAGTAGAGTTGAGTAGAGAGCTTTGGGATGTGCGTAGAGTAGTCAATCATTTTGGCGGAGTGGAGTATAGTGTAGATGAAGATGAGTATATGATGCTCTGCCCGTTTCATGGTGAAAATAATCCTAGTATGGCAATGAGTAGAGCAGGCCAGTTTATCTGCTATGTGTGTGGAGTGAGAGGTGGAAGCATTGTCGATTTTATAGCACAGTTGTTCCAGGTGCCAGTCTTTACTCCTGAAGATGCGCATCAGCTAACGGCGTTAGACATCTTGACGTGCTATTCCTATATAGAGTCACCGAGTCGTGAAGTTGATGAAAAAATTCTTGCCCAGCGTTTGGAAGAACAGTATCAGGCAAACCTGATGGCGGCCATTGAATATGCGCATGGAAATTTTCATGGTGATGCCTCAGCAAATAAAAATATGGATAATCCCACGCCTGGGGTCTTTAAGATGTGGCAGAAAGGCTTTCGTCCTGAAACCTTAAAAAAATTTGGTGTCGTAGATTGGCAAGGGCTACCCAGTCACCAGTTGCTTATTCCACTACGCTATGTTAAGGGCGAGCATGAAGAAGTCTATGGGTACGTGAGACGAGCAACGAATGGTGAGTGGCCGAAGTATCTGACCATGACGGGGTTGAGGAAATCAGATTTTATTTATGGCTATTGTAAGCCCTGGAAGAAGAAAAAGCCTATCGGGCTAATCACTGAGGGTATGAGCAGCTTGATGGTGGCCTGGCAGCATGGGTGGCGTGAAGATACGCATATGGGCGCATGTGTACTTGGGTCGGATGTGAGCTTTAATCAGGCACTTGCGATTGCTGCTGATTGTGATAGTGTCATCGGTGGCTTTGATATGGATTTAGCGGGTGAAAAAGCCTATCACTCACTAAAAGAAGCATTAAAGCCATTTGGTACGAGAGTTGGGCGGCTAGTCTTGCCTGTGAATGATATTGGCAATTCCAGTGAGAGTGAGTTTTGGTCGGGTATTTACAGGATAGTAAAAGGATATACAAGATCGTGAAAAAGTCGTGCATAAAATCATACCCTGTGCTTATATGTTTATAGTAGGGGCATATGTAAAGGTTCATGGAGTAGTCGAACCGCTAAAGTCGCCCCAAGAGGAGGAAAATTTTTTATGGCACAAGCAGTAGACATGTTGACCTTGTTTGACAAGGAAGATACGGAGATGCGCGTTCAGATTGAAGGGAGCATCAAGAGTTCAGAAGAGGCGGCCAAACGTCGTAAGCTCTCGAAAGGCATCATAAAAATTTTTGGTATGCCTGATGAAGCCGATAACGATAGTATCCGTCGTGCAACAGTTCGGTTGCGAGTCGGGCTGTATAAAGGTGCATTGATCGTTGTGCATACAGCAGCCCCAGGCTGGCCGCATGAGCATGTGTGCATGATACCGTTTGGGAAACCTTGTCCTGAGTGCGAACGCTTGCAGAAAAAGCACAACGTCACCTATGAAGAACTCATGTCGCGGTTCAAAGAATTGACCCGTGGCGAATGGAAAACGGGCAAGGATGGCGTCATATTATCGGGTGTCAAGTCTACACTTATTAATGTGTGGCCGATCTGGTATGGTGCAGCGCAAGATGGTGCTGGTGAGATCGAGCTTATGGCCTATCCAGCCAACGATCAGAGTCCAGTCTACAAGATGCACGCCTTAAATGATCTGCGCTATGTCCAGCCTGTCTTAGTGCAGATACTTCGCCAGGAACAAGCCAAAGGTGAGATCGACCTTGAGGCATTGGCAGCGCAGGTTGGCTATCCCAAAGATAAACTTGCGGCTGTACTCGCCGACATGCCTGAAGACTCGTCTGAGGATGATACGCCACGTGAAATGTGTGACTATGATATTGTGCTGGCACAGACAGGTAAGGGCCTTGACCGTAGTTTTTCAGTCAACGACAAGAGCGCGAAAAAATTTAAGTTTCAAGCGCAGGAAGATGCGTTCATGGCTGAAAATTGTGGTGGCCTGCCCTGGTCGAAGTTGCTCATGAAAATGTCCTTTGCTCTCAATCTTGCCACTCGCACTAAGAACACGGATTTACTCCAAGAGTTGCAGGAGCGCAGGCAAGCCTTACTTGGTATCGAGGCTCCGCAGAAGGCTGAGGGAGATGTGAAGAAGGACGTGAAAGAGGAGTACGTTGATTTAGATAGCGACCAGGACGATGACGATGACGATGACGCCTTGTAACCGCGTAGTGCAGGTGGGACGCTAGGGGTTCTAGCGTGTTTGCAATTATTGGTGCAGGCATAACGGGATGTGTCCTTGCGAGAGCATTAGCCGAGCAGGGTTATCCCGTTGTTGTCTTTGAAGCTACGCAGCGTGCAGGTGGAGTCGCGTATCAGGGCAACTACCGAACCGCACTCAGCTTTCACGCAGAACATTTTCTGACGGCACGCACATCGCTACGCTGGTTGGGTATGGAGTGCGAAAGAAAAATTTTTTCGCCTCAGTGCAATTGGCGGTATGCGTGCCGTGACTTACTTCTGCATAAAAATATTTCGTACTGGCACTCGTCTCCGATCTACGACCTGCCCCTTGTGAAAGAAACTTTTTCTTTGTTCTTTTGCGCTGCCAGGTTAGATTGGGCGTTCAGGGGTGAGTACGGACTACTCAGCTATATCTCTGGTTTTCCAGTGCGGTCGCCTGATGATCTGGTGCTCTATACCTGGTACAAAGAGCAAGTGGCTGCGCTTGGTGGTGTCTGTGTCGGTATGGGTGGCTTGTATAAGTACATGACCATTGACGAATGTATCTGCCATGCCTTAGATATTGCGCGTGAGTTTGGGTATCTAGCAATAGACAAGCAGCAGACAATGCGTATACCGATTGTAGGAAAGAGGTGACATGTGAATAAGAAACGGCGACCAGTGGTAAACCTGCATGGGCATGGTGAGCATAGTCCTGACGGGTCGGATACGGCCAGGCGGCGGGTCAGGTTTGCCAAAGCCCTAGAGCAGCCAGCATTAGCCTTAACAGATCATGGTGTGCCGTCAGGCTTAATCGAGCATTATAACGCCTGTATCGAGTGTGGTGTTAAGCCAGTCCTGGGCATTGAGTTTTACTACATGCCAAAGGTGGTCAGGCAGTATACCAAAGAGGATTTGAAAGAGCATCACTACTCGCCTGCCGAGATTGCGCAGAATGAATACGAGTCCAGATACTACCACGCGACGGTCTTGGTAAAAAATATGCAGCCTGGCTATGAAAATCTCATGAGTCTGGTTTCTGAGTCCAACAAAGAAGAAAATTTTTATCGGCATCCTATTGTGACCGATGAGATGCTAGAAAAATTTTCTGGTGGGTTAATCCTATTCACAGGATGCCTGCGTGGGTGGGTTCCGCAGCATATTCTGGCTGGTGAGTCACAGGCGGCCTATACCAAGCTGAAACATTGGGTGGAGTTATTCGATCACCACGTGTGGGGTGAGGTGATGCCGCATGATTTTCAGGGTCAGGCAGAGGTCAATCGCCAGTTAGAGGTCTGGTCGGACTTGTACGGCCTGAAGTTAGTCGTCACTCCTGATAGCCACTATATCCAACGCTGGGATTATCCACACTATAAAACGCTGCGGGCTATCAAACGCTGGCCTGTGGATGATGCCTTGAGCTATGAGCGACTGTTCATGCCGAGTGATGCCGAGCTAGAGGATGAGTGGACTGAGACGATGGGTGATGCTGGCCGTATCCATGAATACATGGACAATACCATAGCCATTGCTGAGAGTACGCATGTTGAATTTTCGCCACGTGTGGCTATGCCTCAGCTTGAGGGTGTATCAGACCCGTACGAAATCCTGTGTGATGCGACTATCGCGGGCTTAGAGGGAAAAGGGTTCACGACGACCAACAAAAAGCACGAAGTCGTCATCTTGCCAGCGTACCGCAAACGCGCGGCCTACGAACTGGAAACCTATAGGGATAAGAACTTTGTGAACTATCTGCTGATGAATGTTGATCTAGCGACTGAAGCCAGGCGTCAAAGCATTGCCATGCGCTGTCGCGGGTCAGCTTGCGGGAGTTTGGTGGCGTATGTGACAGGGATGCATAAGACCGACCCGCTACGGTATCACCTATCATTTGAACGCTTCTGTGGCCCTGAGCGGCCAGAGTGGGATGTGCTGGATATTGACCATGATGTGGGCGATGAAGTAAGCCGTGATAAGCTATTCACCTATCTTGGAATGCGCTATCCTGGGCGGGTGGCGAAGGTGGCGGCATTCAATACGTTTGGGGTGAAGTCGGCTCTGAATGCTATCCTGAAAGAACATAGCGAAAAAGGTAGCCTGTCATTCATAGCAGATACCGAACGCGAAAGTTTCCGTGGAGCAATGCTGGCGTATGTCTCCAAGAGTGAGGAGCCTGAGTTCAATTGGAAAAAAATTGTCAAGGGCAGTGGCATCTTGCGGTATATGGAAGACCAGTATAGCTTAGTCAGTGACTTGTGCTACTGTTTGGGGCAAGTGGCGAGTATCTCGCAACATGCCGCAGGAGTCGCTATCACGGCTGGCCCGTTGGAAGAAAAACTGGCGTTGATGAAGATTGGGACGGGTAATGATGCACACTGGCTGGCCTGCTACGATATGGATAGCCTGAAAGCGATTGGTGTCTTAAAAATTGATCTGCTGATTGTGGATAGTCTTGCGCAGGTGGATGCCTGTGAAAAAATGGTGAATATGCAGTTCGTCGATCATCCAATGACCGAGGGCTATCTGAATGCTGAGGATGGTGTGACGTACTACGACGTGAACGATCTTGAGGGCAGGCAGTTGCGTAAAGCAATGGAGCAAGGTGACTTGTGGGGTATATTCCAGTATGAGCGAGCCAAGTCGGTCTTGATGTGCAAGCAGTACCAGCCAGATAGTATTGAGGAAGCAGCGTTGGTGACTGCCTTTAATCGCCCTGGTGCGATTGCTGGTGAGGCATTTGAAATGTACTTACAGGAGCGTCAGCAGCCAGGGTCACAGGCGGTCTTGCCTTTTGTCTATCAAGAACAGGTCATGGAGTTCTGTCATTCTATCGGCATGACGTGGGAACAAGTAGCACAGGTGATGCATCTTGCCAAGAAAAAATTAGGTAACGATGAAACACTGCAAAAAATTTTTATAGATGGCACTGTGACTACGCTGGGTGTCTCGAAAGCGACGGCTTTGAAGCTCTGGCATAGCGCATTGTTGTATGGTTTTTCCAAGAACCATGCTGTGCCGTATGCGCTCTTAGCAGCCCAGCAAATTCTATTAAGAGAGCAGCATCCAGTTGAATTTTTTGTGACGTTACTCGGCCATGAAAAAAACGAGGGCAAGCGGTCGGCCTATGAAACAGATGGCTATCAAAAGCATGGGCAAAATTTTTTAATCCCGCATGTGAACGGCTCTGCTGAGTACCAGATCGTGGATGTTCCAGGGTCGGCGTTACTTGAGTCAGGTCGCTATATCCAGCAGGGGCTAAAGGTGTTACCTGGGCTGGATAATCGTGCGTATGAGATCGAAGCAGAGCGGCTTGCTCATGGCCCGTATGTTTCTGCTGAGGATGTCAAGAAACGGTTGAGCGGGCGAACAGCGACCAGTGCGGTCGTTGGGACGCTTACGCGCTTTGCGGCGATGGAATTTGATAAACAGGAGTGGCAGAAGCGATGCTTGATGTGGATGGAAGTCTTAAAAATGAAGCCGCATACGCTGTTTCAGAAAGAGATGTGGGTGCAGCATAGTGATGAAATGTATCGCAACTATAGAGAGGATAGTAAATACTTGAATGGTAACGGCCAATAAACAGCTAATGCCTCCCGTCTCGCCTGAGTTTCTGCAACTTATTGATGCGGTTAATAGCAAGTATGGCGCGGGAACGTTGCAATTGCTCTCGCAAATGCAAGCGCGAAGGCGTATCAGTACGGGTATAGATCATCTTGATTGTATCCTGGGCGGCGGATTGCCAGCAGGCGGTATCTTAGAAGTGGTGGGCATTAACCAGTCGGGCAAAACGACAATGGCTCTCTCAATCGCTGGACAGGCCGAAAGTGTGTTGTATATTGATGGTGAGCGCAAGTTGGATTTCAATTATGCGCAGTTGTTTGGGGTGTGTCCCAGCTATACTATCGCCCAGCCGTATTGTCTGGAAGAAGCCCTAGAGCTTGCCAGAATTTTTTTGCAGGCAGGGGTGAAGTTAATCGTGGTAGATAGCTTGCCAAGTTTGCCGCCACGCAAAGAAGCTGAGGGTAAAGACTTTGATAAGGTCGAAGGTATGGCGATGACGGCTGGTATCCTGGCTCGCAAACTACCTGTCTTGAATAACCTCTGTTACAAGATGGATGCCAATATCTTAATCGTTAATCAGTATCGTGATAACATTAATCGCCCTACGCCCTGGTCTCCGCCCTATCATACGTTTGGCGGATGGGCGTTACGGCACTACGCCTTAATAGAGTTAGTGGTTGCGCGTACCAAGTGGGAAAAAGATGAAAAACTTGGCACGTGGTCGCATCGGCTTGGGTACTTTGTCAACAAGAGTTGGGGCGCACCGCCGCAGAGGGGCGGAGATATTCAGTTAGTGTTCGGCAAGGGCTGGGTGCCGCATGAGGATGTGCCAGCCGTGAAGAAATCCATGCGTAAAGCCCTCAAAGAAAAAATTGTGGACGCTGACCCGCTTGGTGTCGAAGATCGGGTGAGCGATGAAGAGATAGCGTCTGTTATGGCAGATGAGGATGAAACAGATGGCGACGACTAAGCGCACGCAGCTTAAAATAGCAAAATATGAAAATAAAATTGACGACCTCGAAGTTCAGGTTCAAGATATTGAAGACGAGCTAGAAGCTGTTTTGTCAATGCGCGAAGCCAGAGCGTATGTTGCTGGCTATCAGGCGGCTATAGAAAATTTTTCTGAGATGTTTGATGGCACGAATGGCTATCGTACGCTTTCTGCGCTTGAAGCGTATCTGAAGTATCGTTTAGAGTTGTGGCTTATTAGTGAGTCAAAAGTGATGCCGTTGTTTACCATGAAAGATGGGTGTAAAGAATGAGTGGAAATGATAGTAGCAAACCGATTGGTCTGGTGAAGCAGGATATACAGTTCACGGTATCTACTGGTACGTCGGTGACTGATATTGTCGCCATACACTTGAGCGATGGCAGTATAACCTATTGTCAGGTTGAAAGTACCTTTGCGGTAGACGACTCACAGTACGGGGTGAAAGCCTATGTGATACGTAATACCAGGAACAAGTATCCGCAGGAGCTTGGTGGCTATCCTATCTGGTTATCCAGCCACGCGCAGTTGTGCGAAGCCTTTAGCGTACCGCCAGATACCTCTGTGAGCGATATTATGTTCTATGAAGGGTGGCAGGATGAGAGGCAATAATTTTCGCCTGGCTATCTGAAGTGCGCCTGAGTGGTGGCGTGGTTCACGCTATCTTGATGTATCGGTGCAGATGGTGCAGGAGCTATGCAATAAGAGCGAAGGTTGGTTGGAGCGCAGCCAGCCGATAGCGTATCTTGAAGCAGAAGTTGGTGCGAATGTTGTGAGCGGGTATGCTGCTGATGGCACGCACCTCTGCAATGTTGGCTACAGGCCATATGAAGAAGAGTTTAGCGAGCAGCACTATCTGTTTTTATGTTAAAATTTTTAGAAGGTGGGACGAATGATAACAGTCGAAGATGTGGACGAATGTCCAACATGTCATCAGAAGGTGTGGAATTGTACCTGCTCGCGTACGGATGACGAAGCGAAGGGCGCAGCAGATGAGTTGGGGTTAGAGGATGAGGACAAAGACCCAAAGAAAAAATAATTCTAGGTGGGACTAGAATAGGAACCTGATGTACATCCATGCGGAAAATTTTTTCAAGCTGTATGGTGGCCCCGTTGTGCAACAAGCCAAAGAGGTCTGGATAGAAAAATTTTTAGGGTATACACTCGTAGATGTCGGCGAGCTAGGTATGAAGCTGTTTCAGACGTTTATACCTGACGGGCCAGGCAGCAATACTGGTGTAAGTGTCTATGAAGCAAAATTTTTTTTCAAGACTGCTGAGGGGGCGGTGCATACGTTTATTGCATCGGAGCCTGGCCCGATTTACTTTATAGGAGGCAATCCTATATGAGTGAAGAATATCCTGGGCATCAGGCACCCGAACAGCAGGCTGGTAGCGGTGGGACATCGCCACAGCGTCAGTTAGTTGGCTTTCGTTCGGCTGACTATGACCTGGTGATAAGCGAGGCCAATACCTGGTTTACGAATACGTCGTTTACATCGTTGGTTTCTGTGCAGTTAGTTATAGATACGGTGCCGTATGTCAATCGGTACGTCATCTTAATCACCTATGAGCCATGAGATATTATCAAGTAAAAGTTGTGGAGTCTATAGATGCCCAGGGTGCGCAGGATGTTGCAAACCAGTGGCTCGTAGCTAACGGGCAGTATCTTTATGCGAAGCCGAAGTTTTGCTACAGGACATGCCAGGACGCGAGTAGGGATATCAAGTATTCTATCGCCATTTTTTATGAGGTGGAGCAACAGGATGTCAAAAACATTAGCTGATGAAATGCAGGAGCTATTAAAGCGGCAGGAAGATGAGACGTATCTACAAGATACGATGAATAAGGCTGTAGAGGAACAGGAAGACCCGCTACATAAGTGGTTGGCGAAAGCCTATACGACAGGGCAACGCCCCTCGCTACGGCATGGGTTACATCTATCAACGTTTCGTGGGAAGTGCAAACGCCATATGATGCTATCGCATCTGTACCTGGGCAATCAGGTGTTCCACGCACAGCAGACAGCAGCAACGTTTGAGCAGGGTAATGACATGCACGCCAGGTGGCAGCAGAACCTAGACCGTGCTGGTGTGACATTGGACATCGAGCGCGAGCATATCGAAACCTATTGGCACATTCTGTTCACGCCTGATATCATTATCGAATACGAAGGTGAGCCGATGGTTGTCGAGCTTAAGGGCTATGGCATTAGTGGGTTCAATACCTATCCTGCCGATGCGGTGTTACAGTGTATGACCTATATGTGGTTTACGGGCATACGTAAGGGTGTGGTGATTGTTGAAGCCAAAAACGATCAGAGGTTTCGCTGCGTTGAGGTCAAGTATGATGAACGGCAGCTACAGCACCTTATACCGCTTTTTAATGAGGTGAAAGAACTATGCGATCAGCATATGCGCGATGGTAGTATGCCAGATCGCATTGACGAGTGTCCGAACCCGAACACGGAGACAGCGCAGAAATGCGGGAGTTGCGAAGCCTGCTTTACGACGCCTGAGCAACGTAAGGAAATGCGTAGGGCTGTCGCATGGGTGCCTTAAAAAAAGAATTTTTTCTGTGGCGTAAGCGTACGAAGCTACCGCCTACGGAATGGTGGTGTATTGTTGTGCATTGCTATCGTGACTATAACAGCGCGTTGTATGAGTTTTACTTTTAGGAAATTTTTATGGGTGGGAAATGGAAACAGAAACTAGGCGATACGCCTGAGTCCAGTATCGTTGAAGTTGATGACGATCTGCTGGTAGTGTGTATTCAGGGGCTATGGCATGTAGTCTTACAGCATGTGACACGCCGTGGGGTAACGCGGGAGTGTCAGTTCGTGATGTCTGGTTGGAACCCTGCAAAGATATGTGCGAAGCCGTATCGTGGCAATGCACTCCAAGCAGCGTATCGCTATCAGAGTCATGCGAGCAAGACTTCGTTCCATGCCTCGCGTGAGGTGTTTCTATTGCCAGAGGAGATTGTCACAGCTTTAGCTGTTCTACAGAAACAAAAAGTTTCCGAACAACTATTGCGAAAAATTCGTGCATAAGCATAGGGTCGGTGACTATATGTATATAGTGAGAGCAGGTTTTTCGTAGTCTTACTATGGAAACTCAGTGATGCCTGCTCTCAGTTTTTATTCAGGAGCTAAAAAATGGTTGAGCAGCATCTTATTGAAACTATTGATATTGGGCTATTGAAGCCACATCCGCTTAATGCCGTTATCTATGTCGATGACGAAATAGAGCCGTTAGATGAAGTGCGTTTTGAACGTCTTATTGTGTCGGAAGACTATATGGTGGTGTGTGGTCATCGGCGTTATTATGCCGCACTGAATGATGGTCGCACTACAATTGAAGTTGAACGGCGGTGCTTTGATAGCGAGGCTGATATCTTACGTAAATTGTTATCGGATAACTTGGGACGTGATAAAACGAATGAGCAAAAAATTCGGGAGGGCATGGCCTGGGAAGGGTTGTTTGATGGAAGAGTAGGCGGTGACAGGCAAAGTGAAGAAGGTAAAAAAGCAGTACACAACTATTTGGGTACTGGTTCTGTTGGTGAGACGGTTGATCTTGTTGCTGAAAAGCTAGGCAAATCTGGTGAATGGTATCGTCAGGGTCGCGTATGTGTCTTGTTTATGGATACCTACGCTGGGCTTGAGCGGGCGGTGGTAGTGAAGATGACACTAAAAGATGAGAGTGTGAAGGCTGCTTTCAAGCTGGTACAGAAATTTGAGCAAGAGGCTGAGCGAAAAAAGGCGAGTGAAGAACGTGAACGACAGAAACGTGAGGCATATCTTGCCTCATTGAAAGCGAAAGATGTCTTATTGCCAGTAGGGAAGTATAGTTGCCTTGTTGTTGACCCGCCATGGGAAATGCAAAAAATTTTACGGGATGTTCGTCCGAACCAGGTTGCTATGGATTATCCTACTATGAGCTTGGAAGATTTAGTGCAGTTTCCTGTGCCAGACATGGCGGCTGGGAATAGTCATCTCTATTTGTGGACAACGCATAAGCATCTACCTGATGCACTATATCTTGCAGAGCAGTGGGGCTTTCATTATCAATGTTTGCTGACGTGGGTAAAGAATATTGGTTTTACGCCGTTTTCATGGATGTATTCCACTGAGCATGTGTTGTTTTGCACGAAGGGCGACTTGCCATTGCTTGATATTGGCAGGCGTGTAGATTTTGTAGGCAAGGTGCGAGAGCATAGCCGTAAGCCTGATGAATTTTATCAATTGGTGCTTGATGTCAGCCCAGGCCCAAGAGTGGATGTGTTCGCAAGAGAGAACCATGTAGGGTTTACTGCATGGGGAAATGAGGTAACAAAGTATGACGCAATGGCAGAATGATAAGTCCTGGGCGCAGGACAAGATTTTTTCTAAACTTGTTAAAATTTTGCATGGTCTTGGATATGCTGAGTGTTCAGTAGCGAGTAAATACTTAGACCAAAGTGAAGCGACTGATATCGTTGCTGATGAAAAACATATAGCAGTGCGTGTGCGTCGCACAGGGATACATCGTGGTGTAACACTACGTGCATTGCGTGGCAGTGGGCATGAAACAGAACTAAAGAAGATTATGTCTGGGTTTGGTGATTATATGCTGTATGTGTGGATTGACGGTAATAACGAGGTGCTTGATTGGGTGTTTGTGAGTTTACAGTGTGTGCGTAAGGCACCTCTGGCTTTAGAGGCTCGTAGGCGTATTCCAAACACTGACGATGAGACGTGGTTCATAGATGTGGGTTTGTTCGAGTTAATGGATCATGGGTGTATCAAGGCGTATTATATGTCGCCTGGGACGCGAGATAAGTTTGATTTGAAGTTTATGCCAGGACGAGTTGATGAGGAGACGAGATATGAAAACACCAGAGGAGCGGTACGCGACTGCGATGGAAAATTTTCCTGAGCTAGTTGTGGTGCGCGAAAATTTATTTCGCGTGATGGATTTGTTGGAGTTGCCTCATGAACATGACCAGTTGTATAGCAGGCTTGACGAAAGTAAGAATGCGCTGGCGTTTCGTGAACATGCCTTTGCCTGTTTCATGAGTTGCGTCCAGTTGCGCGTACAGCAGTTTTGGACAGAGGAGCGGCTGCTTGATTATATCGACTATGCGGCCTGGTTAATCTTGGAGTCGGAGGCGAAAGACGACCTGGGTGAAAAAATGTTGAAAGACATCATTATGATGTCAAGGGCGGCAACGCTTGGTGTGCAGACTGTACCTGGGAAACCAGAGCTTCAAGCATAAGGAAACAGTTATGGGAATGTCTATTCGTGACTTGCCAACGGTGCAAAGAACGCATCGCTTTCAGCGCGAGATGCTGCACGCACTTCGTGAGTTTCATGAGGCTGCCTTATCCGCTCTTGCTGAGGGTGGGAATTATAGCTTTGAGCCAAATGAAGTCATTGATGATGTTGAAAACGCTATTGTGTACGTATTGCGTGAAGTTGACAGGGTTCGGAAAGATATTGCATCCCGTCGTGAAGAGAGTACAGGTGAGACATGACCCGCTACCCAAGTGTAGATGAGCGTACAGAAGAGGGAAATGCAGCGTTATCAGGTGCAAGCCGAATGAGCATCAATACAATAGCAAATGGAAGTGGTTGAAATGGAAGGGCGAACAGTGAGGGCTATGGGTATAGACCAGGGGCTAACGCTTGCTGGATTTGCGCTTTTACAGTTGTCAGATACTCCGCCAGTGGTGTTAGAAACCTATCTTGAAGAATACAAAGTCGGCAGGCGTCGGCTCAAAAGTATTCGTGCGAAAGCGCGGCGACTTGTTGCTATAACTGCTACGTTATGTACGCTGTGGAAGCCTGATATTGTTGTCACGGAGATGGCAGCTACACCGTTTGAGACGCATAAGCGCGGGACATTTTCAACGCTGGCGGGTGCAACGTTCCTGTTGTTTGCTGGTGTGCCTGAGCCTATTCCTATAATACTCGTCAACGTGTCGAGTTGGCAATCTGAGGTGCTGCACTACAAGCGCGGTCAAGATACCAAGCAGCTATCTATTGCGCTGGTGAAGTCGCTGTTTGGATTGGACAAGCCGCATCATATATGCGATGCCATTAATATGACGGTGGCCTATCCAACGCTAGAGGCACGTGGCGATATAAACGTTTTGAAGGTTGAACATGGAGGTGGGCTATGGACGCCACAGAAATAGAGCAGAGGATAGCAAACTTACAGATCACGAAGAAATCGTACCAGAATGCAAAGGTGTTTGCTCTCACTGAGCAGGGTCGAGTTGCATGGCAGGGGCTTATCGACCTGGTGCAAGGACAGATTGAAGCCCTTGAAAAACAGAAAGCAGGTGGGCTACATGAGCAGCAGAATGACGTTGACGGTCGGGGCTGATGCCAGTATCGTGAATATTGAAGTTGACGGGATGGGTATTCCGCGCCTGACGATGGTGAACGAAGACCTATGGGTGGAGTTTAAGAAGTGGTTGGCTGGGATGAATAAGAATTTTTTGTATTCTGTTATCTCGCAGATCGTTATTGATTATCGGGTAACAGCCGCGCTTGAAAAAGAGTCGGAAGAGGAACAGCTACAGGGTGAGCATATGGGTGACGATGAACTTATTCAGAAGGTACTCAATGCTACAGGCAAGGCGACGGAGCGTAGCCCTGATGACAAGCTCTATGTGGAGATTAAAAACATCTATGCGCAGCTACAAGCAATGGACTTTGATTTACCTGGGTACGTGGTGTATACCATATTGAAGACATTTGAGCATATAGATGGGCGTGTGTACGACGTGGGTGAGGGGTTTTTCTACTATAAAAAGCCAGCCAAAAATGATAACGCCACCGAGCAGTAGCTTGCTGCTGGTGGCCTCTCTCACAGGAGCTTGCGCTCTTGCAGGATAGGTGAAATACGGTAATATCCTGTCCCACCTGTGCGTCCCCGTCTTCGCCAGCACCGTTTCCGTTGGTTCTTACATTTTAGCTGTGTACTAGCGGGGCGGTCAGTCTTGCGACGACAAAAGCAATCATAGCATAAGAAAAATTTTCTGTCAAGCATGTTCCTGAGCAATTTAGAAAGAAGTAAAAAAAATGCAACAATTTGTGATTGTGTACAACTATCTTGGTGATAACCATATAGCGGTTCATTTTAAGATGTATGAAAATTTACAGGCAGCAATTGAAGATAATTCTATTGACGACAATGATTGCCGTCAGATTATCTTGCCAGTACCGCCTGAGAGCGAGTCTGAGGGGACATATGGAGTGTTAGAGGGGCATTGGGTTGGCACGGTTCTTGGCGACGGAACGATGACGGGTGAGAGGCGATGAGCAAAAAGGAAATAATAACGGCGATGCGTCGAGTAGCACAGGGAACAGAAGAGGAAAAACTCGGTGAATTTGAACTGGTGTATACCTTTGTGGCGACGATGTTAGACATGGTGCGTGCAGCTACCGACCACGCGGAGTTCGGTGGGGTGAAGGTTGAGCCGTATATGATAGAGGCCATTGCGGGCAATATCTTAATCAATGCTGAGGTGATGCATACGCTTGCTGAAGTCGAGTTAATGGTATCTGGTGCAGCCCTTATGATCGGGGTCATCCAGTTAAACGAATATATGAAGGAGCGTGGTGAGCTATGAATGAAGAGTTGCTTGGGTTGTATCAGCGTATCTTACACCAGATGGATGAAGTGTTGATAGAAAAACGCACGTTTTCACATAACAGTGTTGCGGCTGCGTCAGCCGACTCGAAGTTACAGATGCTCTTTGAAATCTTGGCCCCGTATGGTGGAACCGCATACCAGATTGAAGATCAACAGTTTAAGATGCAGCACTTTAGCGGTGAGCTAATTGCGTTTCCGTACAAGAAAGAAGGTGGGAATGATACAGAGGGACGAGCAGGAAATAGCCCTGTTTGAAATTTGTAGTTTGCTTAACGCGCATATCAAGAGTGGCTTTGGTGTGCAGATGCCTATGTTTCAGATAGCGATTGCAGACCTGGCGTATACCGTTGAAAAAGTCGATGTCACTGTAGAGATGATTGGCGATGATGAACATGACCTTGGGCAAGGTGAGATACGGGTGTTTGTCGTATGCGCTAGTCCGAAGCGTGAGCATATTGTTGATTTAACTATGAACTTAGATCACCCGTTGTTGTGGCTCTGGATGGAACACGCGCAAGTGCCAGCAGAGCTACAGGTGATGTTGATTGCAGAAATAGCACAGAATGGTGGGAAGCAACCATGATAACAGAACATTTTTTAGACGTTAGTGAGCTTAATCCTGGGGACACCGTTGCGCTGATGACGGTGAATGTCCTGGGTGAACATGAATACGCGCCTGTACAGGTGACTGGCATTAGTGATGATCGCAATGTTATCACGATTGGTCAGGGGCAACGTTATGCTGCTGACACTGGTTGGGAGTACACAGCCAAACGTGACTATAAGAGTCGCATCATAGAGTGGACGCCTGAGATTGCTATCTGGCATCGTAAGTTTGGGTTAGCCAGGAAGCTACAGGGAACGATATGGTTCCAAGAAAAATTGACTGTGCTTGAGGCGGTGTGGGCAACGCTGGAAGAGACGCGCAAGGTGGTGAAAGAATAATGGCAAGTACAACGTTTCAAGTTGACCTCACGCGCTATGCATTTAATGTCACCATAGAGGCCGTTGATGCAGAGCAGGCCATGAAAATAGACCAGCAGATATTCACGCGACTGAGCGCGGTCTCATATGTGAATACGAATGTAACTCCGCCTACGGTCTCGTTTGGGTTGAATATCTCATGCGCTGTGCAGGTGTTTCAGTGGCTACAGAAGTGGGGCAGTAAAGACCCGCCTATTATTCACTCTATACATATCGAAGTGGAGGACTTGTTTACAGATGCGGAGTAGCACCGTGTTCGAGTTCTATGTTGATCGTTATGAGGGCGTGGCGCATGTGAATGGCTGGTTTGCGGCCAATAACTTTCCAGCAGTGAGCGTGCGTGTGTATGAGCCTGTAGACCCGTTTGATGTGTGGGTGAATGTTGCGACTGAGCGTGCTGGTGAGATGTTTCAGTTATTGCTACAGTTGGTTTCTGATGGCACGGTGTGGGGGTGTCGTTTCCACTAACGAGTTTTTCAAAAGTAAAAAATTTACTCCAAAGTCGTGCATAAAATACTACTGCCTGCTTATATGTTTATAGTAGGAGGTAGTTTTTTATGGTGAAACAGAAGAACGTCAACAGCCGCTACTTGCTGGATAAAGAAATTTGCCAGATACTAGGGTTGGATTATATTCCTGGGTCTGGTAATGGTGAGATCAAGGGCGACGGAGATGACTTGCTTCGCAAACTGCAAGCCAAGTTTACAGGTGAGCAACAACTAACAGTCAAGCATCAGGACTTGAGGCAGTTGCGAGCGCAAGCACAGGGTCGGCCATTTTCTTTGTTTGTCATGGGATTTGAGCAGCCGAATGGTATATCATTGCCTGATCGGTGGGTGGCGATGCCAGTTGACCAGTTCACTATGTTGTGGAATGTATGGCTAAAAATTTTTCTAGCCGATGACGATGAGGAGTAAAATTTTTCTATGAAGAACAAGATGCCTGGGATACGCATGGAGGTGACACTTGACAACATGCGCATCAACAAAGAGGGGAAAGCGTGGTTTCATTTTGTCGCCCCGCTTACCGAAGGCCATAACGCGCTGGCTTGTGTCACGATTGATGTACAGCAGTGTTTGCTCTTTGCAAAAGTTGCGGGTGAAGAGTATCATATGGCAACCGTTCACTATAACGGTATCAAGCAACAGCCGCCTGCAACGGGTGGAGCGTTTTTAGTACCGTTCACGTCGGACTTTAATAGTGTCAACTATGAGGAGATGGCTGAACTGGTGCAGCATATTGGTGCGTTCCCGCTCTCAATTGCAGTGGCCTATAAGTCGAATAACTACCCGCAAATATTGAAGCTCGTCAAAGCGATTGCTGACTCCACAGAGGAGCCACGTAGTTTCAAGCTGGCCGTTATCACTCGTACGGATTATGATAAGCTGGTTGAGCAGCAGGAGGCCGAAGAAGCCAAAGAAGCTGCATCAGCCCAAGTTTAGGGGGACATATGGCAGAACAGGAAGAGGAAATCACCACGTTAGATGTGTTGATACTACTCAATAATTTTTTGCGACAGACACCGTTTCGCATTGTGGGGCCAACCAGTGCTGAAGGATTTGCTGACCATACGCGGGTTGAAATCGCGCTGAAGATCGAACACAACGAAGTCCGTCTACTCATGAATGGCAATCAGCAGCAGGAGTGGCCTGTTATCCAGAAATCAGAGGCCGTGAAGCTCTTGACGAATAATGTTGGCCTTGTCGATAGCATGGTTGCGGAAATTGAAAACACGATGGGCATGGGCTTCCAGATGTCGGATGAAGATGGCAATATAACGTACACAAGTCCAAAGGCGGCAGAAGCTCTTGAGGAAGTTGAAGACGTACAGGACGACCAGCCGACTGAGATTGCCCAGGAGCATGAAGAAGAGGCTGAGCCTACGCCTGTGATGATAACTGTACCGAAGGTAGTCCATAAGAAAAAGGTCGAGACGCCAACCGAAGTCGAAAAAGAGGCACCGAAAGAAGTCCAGGTTGCACATCCTGTCTTGAGTCCAGAGGTGATAGCCGAAGAGGTGACAGATCGCACGCAGGAGCAGCCAAAGACGGTGATGGCGGTGAAAAAGTTACATTTGTTTAGTAGCGATGACGAAGATGAGGACGAATAGTCATGTCAGTGATGATACCTGAAGTGGCGGTGAATATAGACGATAAGCCACATGTGATAGGCGAAGACCAGCAGGCTCTCTTTGAAGAGATGCTGGCCTTTGTCCTGGCAACCAGTCATCCGATTAACTGTGTTGGTGCGCCTGGGACGGGTAAGACCCATATGTTGAGAGAGCTTGGGAAGCAGTTTGTCAGGATGCAAAATATTGCCATACGTGAAAAAGTTGGTGAAGAAAAATTTAAGCGTATGGATAAAGTAAAATTTTTCTGGACGCAAATCAATCTTGATACCATGCCAAGTACGCTTATTGCAGGACATCGTTTTGAAAATGGCACGGAAATACCTGTTGCTGCTGTCCTGGGCAAAGCTCTGACAGAGGGACATTTTGCGGTGGCCGATGAGTTCACGCATGGGGATGAGTCAATTCAGGGGCCAGTCAATAGCATGGTTGACCCTGAAGGGATGATAAGCATCGGTGACATGACGTACTTTCAGCATTGGCGGTTTCGTCTTGCGCTGGCTCATAACAGACGCAAGTCTGCTGGCAATGTGGGCATTATCCCAAGTTTGGCTAGTCGTTTAGTCACATGGGAATTTGACTATCCTGAAGCCTTAACAGAATCCAAGATTGCCCGTGATATCGTGCGTCGTGAAAATAGGAGAGAGGGGCGATCAGAAAAAGACTGGCATGTGCCTGATGGGGTACTACGCTTTTTAGTCTCTTGGATGCGTGAGGTGAGGGACTATACGGGTGGGGATTTACCTCTGTCTTCGCGTAACATTGCGGCTGCGGCCACGCTTTTGAACATGCTGCCGTTTCATGCGAATGCAGACATGCCGCCTGAGTGGAGAGATACCAGTGCTGCTGAGGCAATCAGGTTGATGGTGGCTAATCGTGTACATTTTATTGACCCGAATAGCCCCGACCCGAAAAAGCAGAGTATCCAGAATGACAACGACCTGGGTAAACCGTTGGTCAATGATACCTTGCAATTCTTTGCTGGTGTGAGTCCTGAACGCGCTCGTAAAGCAGTCTTGCAGTGCTGTATGCGCTTCACGGAAATTGCTGGTATCAATAGCCATACGAAAGCCAGTTGGGATGAGTGGATGACTGATAAACTGTTGTAAAATTCAGGAGCCTTGCTACATCCCAGCCTGTGCGTTGTAACCAGTGAGGGCGAAGTACAGGGACATGGACGCCGTAGCACAATTCTTAAGAGGCCGCACAGTACAAGCGATAGACACAGGCGGGGCCTCGCACCGACCACAAGGAAGATGTGGTAGTGATACGGGCTGCTGAGACTATATAGGGTGTCATAAAGCTGAAAGAACCCGTAGGCGATAAGCTGTTGTGGCTTGCAGCTATACTGATCTGGTATCAATAGGGCAGAGTAGCATGTATGGCACTTATGCAAAATGCTCACAAGCCATGAGCATCAGCGACGTGAGAGCGTCGTGTTGAAATAAGAATAGGGTGTTGGACTGTTGGGGAATGGCACCCTATTCTATCACATGGGGCCGCTTTACTAAGAACCTGTTGATGCCTGAAACGTGTGCGCACATTAACGGGATATAGGTACAGGAGACGTAGGGGTACGAGGCCCCACCATATTTGCTTAAGTCTTTTAGAAATCATACGTATATGTATAGAGACGTTGGGGGTTAACAATTATAAAAATTCTGACATTTATATAAGTAGATAGGCGGAAGTAACTCAATGGTAGAGTGCCTGCCTTCCAAGCAGGAGGTTACGGGTTCGAGTCCCGTCTCCCGCTCCGCCCAAAGCCGCACGGCCCTCGTAAGGCTTGCGCTCTGAGGGACGGTGCCACGTGTCACCGTTAAGGGTCATACTAGTCATGCTCTAACACGCGAGGGGCTGCCCTGGTTAGCCAGTGGCATCTGGTTAAGTATGAGTATGCGGCTAACTGCTTATGCTGATTGGTGTTCAAATCGCCAAAGCCCCACCGTGGCAGACCAGACTTGCCCTCGAAGCGTGAGTAGCCCTGGCAAAAGCGCAATGCTGGCGTTTGCCTCGGCACAGGGTACGGTACGTCAATCCGTGCCATGTAAGAGCAGTGCGATACGCTCGGTACTCCAGGTGAGGTCGCTCGCTGGCCTAGTGCATAGGCGCGAGTACCAGACTCGCACTGCTCTTAGCAGTCGATTGTGCAGGTTGTATTCACGCCTGCCGATGCCTATAGTGCGTCCGACAAAAGCGAAGTAACGCGGTGCAGATCGGATGAAAGTCTCGGCACCCTGCCGTACGGGGTTGGATAACGATTATGCTCACCTGTAGGTATCGGCAGTCGCGGGTTCTGCCACTCACGCGGCTGAAACTTCCAATTGGCGAGCTTGACAGCAATGCCACTAAGCTCGCTCACTTGGGCGGGTTAGTTCTAGTATGTGGCCTTGAGATATAGGTTACGGAAAAGAATACCTGTGCAAAGTTTAGGAACAGTCTTCTTTGTACAGGAGGTACGGCAGTTCGAGGCTGCCCCCGTCCACTGCGTCAGGTTTATCCGTTGGAGACGCTAAAAAAACGGAGATAAACAGTGCTTGTTCCTGTTAACGCACTTCTGTTAACGCTCTTGCAAGCACTGGGGCAAGGCACGGTAGAGCCGCTAGGTATCATCTTAGACGGGGTTGACCTACAGTGAGCTAGGTCACAAGCAGACCCGTTGACCGATGTAAGTCTTGCCCAGCAATTTTCAGTGAGGAGGCTGTAGAAAGAACCCATAGCCTTTGCTGGCGACTCCCGTAACGGCTGTTTGATCTTTGAAGCTCTCAAGCCCTCAGCCAGAGCAGGTAAAAAAATTCCTGCCTACAGCTTCTTTGCTGAAAATTTTTTGGAATGTCGTTTGTTTAGTTAGTATTCAGGTGGGATGAAACAAGTAGCTTAGGACGCTAAAAAATTTTCGTCCCCGAATAGTAGCAGTGCTACAGAAGGGAACATTTATTATGTCTACGTATGACCCTAGTACCCAAGTGCCTAGCTCAGAGATTGAGCATGAACCCGTAGCCTTTATAGACCTGTCTACCAGTGAGACATGGCCGCTTATTCCTGGGGCTGACACGTCACGGCATCAGTTTACGATGCAGGCGTATCAGATTTTGGTCACGCGACTCTCAGAACTGGATAGCGCAGCGACAGATGCCAGTCTCGCAGGGCAAAAAGACTACGCACCGCATGGTGATGAGGGTGGGCTTTTGACCTTTGGTTTCCGTGGAACCGATGTTGTGCAGTTTGGCAATGTCAATCCTGGTAACTATCAGGCGAAGGCTGCTCTGGCTCGTTGCGGTGGCAATACGCATATCATGCCAGCTATCGCGCAGTGGATGGAAGATCGTGACGAAGAGTTTTCACAGGATGAGGTACTTGACCGTAAGCGCGAGTTTGATCTCTGTGTACTGTGCGATGGTGCGCTCGATGATGGCGACAGCTTCACGTCCTGGGTTGACAGTGCGCCGAAAAATCACAAGGTGTTTTTCCTGTTGATTGGCGACGGCGACGACAACCGCTCTGCCCCAGGCCATTATCAGGCATTGGCGCAGCGTCATGCAGGCCAGGTATACTTCTACGATATGCGGCGCGTTACAGACCCGTCGCAGGTTGCAGACCAGATCGTGAGCGTTGTCTCGGCCTAGCAATATAGCTGGGAATAGTGTATCGTTGAAATGTGCAGGTGGGACACGTTGTAATCCAACGGAACCTGCGAAGCAGGCGGGAGCTATTGTCGCAGTCGTAGCTCCTACCTGTATTTTAGGGGATTGAAAGATGGCTATTGATATAGATTTTGAAATACCTGGGATTATCTTTACGCCGCGCACAGATGGCTGCGTGATATGTGGGAAAACAGTCAAAGATAAATGTCATGCCTGTCAGGAAAATTTTTGTGATGAGCATCTAAAATTTTTATGTATCGTGGCTGTTCTAAAAATTCAGGCAGGGGCGAGGCATACTTTTGTGCGCTATTGCCCTAAAGAATGTCGTGGCGGTGTACCTGTGTGTATCCCGTGTTGCGGGGAACATGGTCTCTTCAGACAATAGTGAACACCGTCCAGACCTGCCTTTACAGACTCCATTGACTTACTTTATAATACCTATGTGAACATTTTTTCCAATAGTAGCAGAGGTGCAAGATGGGAACTGGGTACAAGAACCCGTTGCTGCTGACTGGGCGGAAGCCAGTCACAGTTGAAAAAATTCCGAAGGGCGGTAAGGTCGCTGCCGATGTGCGTACCGACCCGACGAAGCGACCGCATAATATCTGCACGATACGCATCTATTCGCAGCGTGCGAAGGAGATGTATCAGAAGTCTCCGTACTATAGCTTAATCAGCTATCAAACGTTTGAGTTGTGCTTACTCTATCATGAGGTGAGCCATATCCTATCGCAACGCTTTGACATCTTACATCCGTTTGGCAATTTCGTCATGGACTACATTGCGAATTGCCTGGATGACCAGCATGACGAATACTGGATGATGAGCCAGTTTCCGAACACGGCCAAGTATATTCAGTTGTTATTGTCGTGTCTAAAGTGGGCTACACCAAGTTTCTTAAAAGGTAAGCAGCTAGAGATCGACCTGAATACGGTATTCTTGATGACGCGCTTCGGCGTGGTACGGCCTGGTGCCGACCCTGCCTTAGTGCGTTTTGTGTTGCCTCTTATGCTTTCGTCGATGCGCGGTCATCGTAGGAATACCATTAATGCTGGCCTCGCTATCTACGAATACCTGTACTATAAGCACGTGACGACTGGGAGCGACGATGACGAAAATACCTGGATGCAGGCAATGGCGGGAGGCGAACAAGAACAGGAAGCTCTTACTGATGAGGAAATCCAACAGATCATGCAGGGGGCGCAAGTTAACGCCTCTGGTAACTACGAAGCTCTAAAAACGGCCTTAGATGCGCAGGGCAATCCTGGGCAAGATAAACTTGCAGGTGGCATGATGGCTGGGGTAGATGGCCCGCCACCGTCGAAAGAGGAACAGAGTGAGGAATTCTATAATTGGGTGACACAGATGTATGCGTCAGTGATTATTGAACTTCGCAACCTGTTTATCCAAAGTAAGCAAAAAGTTTTTCGCAAGCTCGGCTGGGATGGCCCATTGCATCCACGTAAACGGCATCTTAAGTGGCATGATCTGGTTTCTGGTGAAGATCATCGCACGGCAGTTACGTATGCCAGGACGAAGCCCTGGATTGAGTTGGCTGTGCTGTGTGATGTGAGCGGGAGTACATCGGGTATCATGAACCTGTACGCTGCTGCTGTGGTGTGTTTCCTGGCAGCCCTTGAGGGCATCTACGATGTCAAGACCGCGCTGGTGAATTTTAATTCGTACTACGATGTGGTGATGCCAATGGGCAACCAGATATCGAAGACGCGGGTGTATCCGCAGTCTAGTGGTGGTACAGTGTTAGCCCCAGCCTTAGATGAACTGGCAAATGCTAATGGGGCAAACCAGCAACAGCCGTGGCTCTGGTTGGCGCGGGAAAAATTTATTGTGGTTATCACGGATGGTGGCATCTCTGGTTGGGCGTACGATTGTCTCCCGCGTTTGAAAAAATTCTTTGAAGATGGTTTTACCATTGTCGTTGTAGACATCACGACCTTTGACGATGAAAATAATTTGTATGGAGCCTACAATCAGATGCCTGACTGGATTATCTCAATTCGCTCGACACTTGAGAGGCTACCGATGAAACTTATGGACGCATTGGTGGGGGTAGTCGCATAATGGACGTAGACGCATTATATCATCAGTTGCGGGACGGCAAAGTATTGCACTTCTGCTCGCAGCTTACAGAAAAAGAATTTGCTGTGGGGATGATTTATGAGTACGGTCTGTGGTGGACAGCTATCTATACCATACAAAGAAGTCAGAAGCGGCCTTTAAGAAGGCGGCATGGGTGGTTGATGGAGCGGGCGCGTATTATGGAGTTGCTTGAGTGCAACAAGTACCTGTATACACATGAAGAATATATGAGGAACACATATGGAAGAGGATGAAGCATTGCAGTTGCACTGCATTGAAGATCGTGAATTATTCGTTGGCCGTATCGGTGGGGTCTATCACTATCAGCACGGAGATCGGTCAAGTTGTAAGCCGTATAATAGCTTTTGCACACCAGTTGAAGACATCCTGGGGATTATTGGTTTACACGAAAATAAGCCTGGGGTGGCTCCGAGTGCAGCACTACGGGCTGCGTATATCATGAGTTTCCCATTGCGCCTGAAATTTTTTCAGACCTGTGAAGACTCAAGTGGTGCGAACCTGCGACTGCTCTTGGAAAAAATGGTGGGCATGATGGACAATGCCTGGAATGAAAAAATTTTATGTTGGGAACTTGGCGAAGCATTTGGCGATGTCGTTTGGTTGAACCTGGGAATGATCGAACCAAAGCGGCAGTTCGTGAGTATGCGTCAGGTTCCAGACCCGTTGTATGAGTTACCGACTTTTGAAATGGAAAACTTGCGTGATGCGCGGTTATCCAGTGCGATCTACAATGTAGGCAAAACGGTAGCTGATGCGAGGAAGTTTGGCTATCGTGGTAGGAAAAGTACATAAGGGGGACAAGAACCGTGGTTGAGACTGCGACACTGGTTCGACATATTCAGCGCGATGATACGGTGCATGAATTTATACGGGCGATGGCACCGTTTGCGCTGGCGACGATTGGAAAGTATTTCGACCGTGAAAAGCTGCACAAGACCTTTGGCAAGCACATGGACTTTGAAGACTTGCAGAGTGAGGTCTTGTTTGCTTTATGTAAGGCCGATCAAGATGTTGACCTCACACGTGATAATGCGGAAGTTCATGCGTTCATGAAGACAACTATTCTTAATCATCTGCACGGGTTGTATTGGTGGCAGGTGTGGCATGAAATGGACACTGAGCCGATATACGTTGTACGGGGTGAAGACGGTGAAGAAGAGGGCGATAATACAGATGCGCAAGCCCTCATGAACGACCTGCACGCCTTGACTGAAGCGACTGTGGCGATGATGGAATTTGTGCGTTCGCTTCACAAGAGGCACCAACGTATATTAGAATTGTATATAGCGCATGATTGGGATATCTCAGAGGCAGAAGTTGCCGCAAGGTTGCATATCAATCAATCGACAGTAAGCCGCGATATAGATCGCATCCGAGAGGAAATGGTAAACTACGCTTATAGAGAGCAGATGATTGACTGGTTACAACGGTTCTATGGTCGTATGCATTTGCTGCCAGAGGAAAAAGAGAGGTTGGAGCATGACAAAGAGCTTGCTGAACACGAATAGCAGATCGCCGAATATTTTTTCGCACATCGAAAAAACGCTGGCCGATCATGGCGTAACGGAGTTCGCGTATCAGCTAGGGGTAGGGGATTTTGCTGGCAAGCGCATGGGTATGACCTTTAGTATGCGTATCCGTGGGCAAACGGTGAAGTTTCGTATGCCTGTGCGCGTATCTGAGACACAGCGAGCCATGTATAATAAGGCCAGGACGAATACACAACGCAACTATATCACGTGGGCAAGGGCATACCAGACAGCCTGGGCGACGGTTAGGGACTTAATTGATTTGCAGATGGCAATGGTTGACCTGGGATTAGCCATTGATACCGCCGAAGCCTTTGCTGCGTATATGTTAGATGAGCAGAGTGGGATGACGTTATATGAGATTATCACGCAGCGTCAGTACCAGTTACCTGAGCCAGAAATTGAATACAAAGTAGGAGAAGTCGTCACATGATTGTTATATCAGCCGAGCAGGGCGGCCTTGTAGAACTTGCGAAACAATATGAACAATACGCGACCGATGTAGTGCCAGCCCTCAAAGCTGGCATTGAGTTATGGCTACGCGAGATTGAAAATGCGTATAGGAAATCTGGTGGACTTGGTACCCGTGATGATGCGCTTGCATGGTATGAAGAGGATTTTATCCTGTGGCAACAGAGGCAGGGTGCTGAGGCCGCTACAGTGCGTGATGCGTATCGCCAGGCTGTAGCTGAGGCGGTAGCACTTGGTGATATTGTAATGGAAGATGGCGTAGAACGTCCTACGGTCAAGTCTATTGCGCGTGTCGTCTGGTTGCATCTTGCAATGCTACTCCGCCAGGCTGAAGACGCGCAGCGTGGCTTTGAAGTTGGAGAGCGCGTATCTGTGCAAGCTGTGCTGACCATTGGTGCTGCATTGGTGCGTGATATCAATGAACGGCAGGGCATAACATTATAATGAGTACGGGGCTATTGAATGCGATCAGGCCGATTGTCCTTGCCACTATGCGTACGGATATCATGAGGTCACACTACACGCTGTAGCAGACCTAGCGACTGATATGTACTGTGTTGATGGCGGGGCGAATGCCCCGTTACCTCAGAAGCGGCCTAAGCGTGGGAAATGGAGACAGAATAAGCCGTTGAGTAAGCAATTATATCGTAGTCGTCAGTATTGGAGTCATCATATTATACCTGAGTCGGGCCATAAGATTAGCACCAAAGATAACCCGCATAGAGATAGGGGGTAAGTTATGAGTAGTGAGGCAACGTTTACCTCGCCACTCCTGAAACAGATGGAGCGCGAGACGTTAGAACAGTTAGAAAAAGACATGGTTCAGGAGCTTCAGCAGATCACCGAGGAGGCGCATCGGCATTCGTTTTATGAAGGTGCTGAATACATCATGGAGTGCTTGCGTGAAGCTGGGATGGACTCCGAAGATACAGCCATGCGTAAGGTTGAGCGTTTCATGGGCAAGCAATTGGCGTTGTGGGTAGAGGGCAAGTATACATTCAATGCACCGCCCCCGATATTCAGGTAAACCTATTCT